CGCCCCTCAACGACTACGATCCCACAGCCGGCATGAGCAGATACGGCACTCCCGTTGAGCTTGAAGATACCGTTCAGACTATGCAGATGTCCCAGCAGAAGTCCTTCACTTTCACTATCGACAAGACCTACGAGTCCGATTCCCCCGAGGGCGTGAGAAATGCGGGAAAGGCTCTCCAGCGCCAGATCGAGCAGGTGATAATCCCCGCGATAGATACTTATCGCTTCTCCGTTCTTGCGACGAAGGCAGGCACAAAGATCGAGAAGGTTCTTTCTTCCGGGAACGCCTACTCCACTTTCGTTGAGGCAAACACCGCTATCACAGACGAGGAATTCCCCGTTGAGGGACGCGTGGCTTTCTGCTCCAACGCCTTTATCGAGCTTCTCAAGAAGGACGGCGCTTTCACAAAGGCTACCGAGCTTGCACAGGACAGAGTCATCTACAAGGGCATGGTAGGCGACTGCGACGGCGTGGCGATAATCGCTGTTCCCAAGCGCAGACTTCCCGAAGATACCGCCTTCATCATCACTCACCCGATGTGCGCTCCCGCTCCCGTAAAGCTCCAGGACTATAAGATCCACAAGGATCCTCCCGGCATCGCAGGTACTCTCGTGGAAGGTCTGCTGTACCACGATATCTTCGTTTTCGACAAGAAAAAGAAGGCTGTGGCAGTTTGCTTCGACAGAGAGCCTACCGAGGACGATACGACCGAAAACGGCTGAGTAAATGACGGAGGCAGAGCTATATGAAAAAAATAGATTCGCTGCGTGTTCTGCTCCCGCCCGACGATAAAAGCTCGGACATAAAACTCGGAATGCTGCTCGACAACGCGGAGAACATGCTTCTCGACTATATCGGCAGGGATTCCCTCCCGGAACGCCTTGCGGATATGCAGATACGCCTCGCTCTTGAGATGTACAACAGGCTCGGGAATGAGGGAGAGACGAAACGCACGGAGAATGATATCTCCGTGTCGTTTTCCGATCTAATCACCGACGATATGAAGCTCCGGCTCAGAAACTATCCGAGAAAGGTGGGTGCCGTGAAATGCAGCTGACACAGAACAGGCTCAAACGCATCAACATCTTCTCCGATGCTGTCACCGACAGCGGTTACGTCGGAAAGAAGCGCGCTCCGGCACTCCTCGGTTTCGTTTACGCAGAAGTCTTCCCTTCCGCGGAAAAGCTTTCCGGTGAGCGCAGAGGCACAAAGGTCTCCTCCGGCGCTACACTTATACTGCGCAGGGAAGCAGGCGTGAAATGCGGCGATCTTGCGGGCATTTACGGCGAATCGCCGGACAGCAGGATAACGCAGGTGGAGATATACCCCGGACATCTCACAGCAAGGACGGAATGCCTATGAAAGACTTTACCGCAGAAATAAACACGGCTGTGCTCACCCTCGGAAATCTCGCTTTTGACCACGCGAAAGAGCACTGCCCGGTACGCACCGGCAGGCTGAAGCGGAGCATTGCGATACGGACCGAACACAACCGCGCGAAAAATGAGGATACCGTCGTTATCGGAACTTTCGTGCCTTATGCGCCCTGCGTCGAGTTCGGCGGCATCGGAAGAAGACCGAACCCGTTCCTCGGGAATGCCGCGGAATACGCGAAAAGCTGTGTGCAGACGGTATTTGAGCTTGCATTCGGAGGTGTGTGATGAAAGACTATTTACCAGATGTCGCCGGGCTTCTCGGAGATATCGCAGATGTGGAGCTTTCTTTTGCTGACCATACTGTCCCGCTGCCGTGCATCGTCCTCTCAGAGATCGGCAACAGCTCCGCCGTTGTTCTCGGCGGGAAAGACAGATACAGCATAGTTTCCGTGCAGGCAGATGTCTATGCGGAAAGCGCAGAGGAAGTGCGTTCCCTTGCATTGCAGGTGAACAGCGTCCTCACGGACAAGGGCATTAAGCGCAGCTCTTCGCAGTTCCTTACAGATGAGGATAAGCCGAGAATGTGCATGCGTTACCGCTTCGGCATTGACGAGATAACAGGAAGAACAGTGTCGCTGTAGTGCAGCGGCGCCTTCGCGCTGTCTTTGCAGACGGCACCGGCTTACGCAGCCGGCTCGCGCAAGGGCAGAGCCCTTGACCCTAATGCCGTAACACGGAGATCTGCAAGACTGCGAAAAGAGCAACAATAAGCATAAATAAATGATCCGGGTGCAGCGTCACGCTGCCGCGGTCCAGCCGCGCAGGCTGGCGCCGTCCGCGCAGGACAAAGCGCGTAAGCGCAGTATCGCAGAACTGCCGCGCGTAAGCGCAGCTGCACCTGTCTTTTCGCTTGAAGGAGGCGGAAAATGGAAATTCTTTCTTCGGGTACTGCCTACTATCTCAACGGGCAGAACCTTTACGGACTAAAGTCCACGCCCGAACTTGGCGGCACGCGCGAAAAACGTGAGGTCACGAACCTCCTCGATACCGCGCACCGCTATATCGCGGGTCTTTACAAGTACGACGATCTTACCTTCGACTTCTACTACAACAGCGCAGAGGAGAACCCCAATGTCACTCCCGCACAGACAGCTGCGGCATTCGCCGCGGCAAGAGCCGTGGAGCTTTCGGGGGCTTCCGTCACGCAGAAAGTGCAGTTTCCCGACGGAACGTACTTCACATGGTCGGGTCAGGTCGCAACCAAGATCAAGCGTATGGAGGCGGACGGGGTAATGGAATTCAGCATCATCTCCATTCCCAACACCGCCCTCGTTTACAGCTCGGACACAAGTTCGTCATAAACTGATATTCCCCGCCTTTCGCTTTCACGGAAGGCGGGATTTTTCCGGAAAAGGGGATTTTTACTATGAATGAAAACAAAACCGTACTGCCTTATACGGAGCTTCCCGCGGGAGACAGAACTTACCTGCTCCGCCTTACCGCGCTTTCCGCCGCAAGGCTCGAAGAACGTCTCGGTATGTCCGTTTACAAGGCGGCGGAGCGCATGGACGAGGTGACGGTCATCGCCGAGTTCGTCTATGCCCTTATCGAGGGACTCAAGCCCGAATTCAGCCGCCAGGACGCATACGCCGTCATCGACGACTTCATCAGCGCGGGAGGTACGCTTGCCGGACTGAACAAACACATCGCGGAGGCGCTGAAGATCTCCGGTTTTTTCGGGCAGGCTTCGGGAGCACAGGAGAGCTGATAAAGGCGCTGAGGCGGGAAGCACTCATTTACTCGCGGGATATCTCCGGAATGTGGCAGCTCACCGCAGCCGAACTCGATGAGATCATCGAAGCCGGAAGAACCGCAAAAGCAGGTGAGATACGGGAAAACGAACTGCTCGCCTTCAATATCGGCGCACTGGTGCTTGCCGCTTTCAACGCTCCCCGGCGCTTCCCGGAAACACCCGATGCCGCATTCGGAAGAAAGGCTCCTATGCCCCCGGACGGCGGCAAGGAAGATTTCATGAAGATCGCCGTTCAGCTGAACAAACGGCTTTCGGAAAGATCAGGAGAAACTTATGACAGTAGAGGAACTTAATATCAAAATTTCCGCAGATGCCGAAAATTTCCGGCGCGGTCTCGCAGATGCGCAGACCGCGGTAACGGAATTCAGGAACAATGCGGTACAGGCTGCCGGAGAAGTTACCAAAGCTTTCGACGGGCTGATAAATGTCGGCGTAACGTCCGGCTTCTCCGGAGATAAGCAGGAGGGTTCCGCTGTGCAGACCGCGGAGACTGTAACGGGAACCGCTCCCGCTTTTTCCATGCCGTTCTCGGACTGGAGAAGCGGCGGTACTGCGGGCTTCACAAACGGCGGTGTCTCCGTAAGCCCGCTTATTTCCGGCTTTTCTTCCCGTACCGCAAATGTGCTCCGGCTCGAAAACAGCGAGACTGTGATCGGCGCAGTCGGTCAGCAGGACAGCGATGACGGCAGACCCGTCAATATCACCACCACCGTCGAGCTTGACGGTGACAAGGTGGGCGAGTCGGTAAACCGCTTCAATCTGCGCCGGAACAAGATCACAAACGGCATTTACGGATAAAGGAGAGAATTACGATGTACTTTATAAAGATAAACGATGCTGTACTTCCCACTCCTTACTATTACTCGGTCACTTCGCGTGACATCGAAAGCTCCGACAGCGGAAGATACGATGAGACCGGCGTTGTCCACAGAAACAGGGTGCGCCACAGCGTAAAGACCTGCGATGTGAAGTGGAGACTTCCCGGAAACTCGCTCAGCCCGCTCAATGCGGCGCTCGGAGATGCGCTCCTGGAAGTGAATATGCTCGATCCGGCAACAGGAAGCTATATCGACTGCGAGATGTACGCCGAGAGCATAAGATCGGACTTCTACCAGCATCAGAACAGAAGCGAGCCGTCAAGCTGGTGGGAGATAAGCTGCCGGCTCGTGGAGTATTAAGGAGAGTGGGATATGTATAATGTCGGACAGGATTATATAGACGCGCTCGCCGGAAAGACAAGGAATGACAGGATAGCCGGAACTCTTGCACTCGCAAACGGCGGTTCTATCGCTATTACAGACGAAAACCTCGTAAGGGATTCACTCTCCCTTTCAAAGGAGCTCTGCGGTGAGCAGTACCGCGTCGGCACATTCAATACCGCCTGCCTTAAACTTTCGTTCTTTATTGACGATGCGCTCGGCATTGATCTCACGGACGCTTCGGTGACAATGAGCTATTTCCTTACTCCCGAAAATGCAGCAGAACAACAGGTGCCGCTCGGTACGTTCTTCGTTGACCCGATACTCTCGATAAGACGGAAGAACATACTCAACATCGTCGCCTTTGACGCGGGAGTGAAGTTTGACCGCGAGGTCTCCGACAACTTCCGCACCATAACCGGCACCCCCGCCCAGATCATCTCGGCAGCCTGCTCGTACTGCGGAGTCACTTCCGCAGTCCTTCCGGCAAGCCTTGACGAGATGCCCAACAGCGATATCACCGTAAGCGCCGCGGATAAGCAGATACAGACGTACAGAGACGCGGTCATGTGGTGCGCCGCGCTCGTCTGCGGATATGCGGTCATCGGCAGGGATTCCGCCCTTTATCTGATACCCGCGATATACAGCGTTTCCGGCGGTGTCAGACCTTCCATAATCACAAGCAGGACGGTGACTGCCGCGGAAAGACAGAGCGTATATGTCACCGATACGAGAGCTTACATCAAATACCTCACCGCCTACGCCGGCGACGATGTTATCAGCTATGTCTCATCATTCACCGCGCAGGACGCACAGGCTTCCCCCGCTTCTTACGTTCTCGAAAAGAACCCGCTCCTTGCGGATAAGACGGAAGCGGAATGCGAGGCCGCAAACGAGGAGTGGCTGGACTATATCGACACCTTCATGCAGCGCGGAGTGCAGACAGCTATCATGGGTGACCCGGCGCTCGATATGGGAGACGCGCTTATGTTCACAGGCGGTGACGTTGACCAGCGCACAGGCATCATCGGCGTGGTCACGTCCTATGAGTGGCGGTACAGGAATTACCACGATATCCGCTGTACCGCAGCGGAATGCTGCGGTTCGATCGCTCCCGGCTCACTGTCCGGCGGCGCGGCTTCGGTAAGACCCCAGTCCGCAAAGCGCATAGATGCCATAAAGGCACCGGAGCCGTCTGCCGGAGGTGTGGGCGAAGACCTCGGCAACCGAAACGAGAATTTCAATACCTACACCGGTCACCAATGGGCAAACCGCATAATCGACGAGCAGTTTGACTGCTCGGACTGCTGTCACCTCGAAGGAGAGCTGAACACGCTCCGGAACTGCGACTATACGTCGGTGGGCGGCGCGAACAATGCCGGTACGAACGACAGTTACAGCATCGTTCACGGCAATTACAACACTTTTTCCGGCGGCAGGCATATCATCGCAGGCTCTCACAACAATGTCAGCGGCGACGGCAATACCGTGGCAGGCTATGGGAACACCATTACCGGAGACAGCAATGTCGTTGCGGGGAGCAATCACACGGTCGGCTCGGTCGGGGCGCTGGTATGCGGCTGCGGCGTTGACGCAACAAGAGCCGCCGCTTCGTATGTGTTCTATGCCGGAAATTACAGCATCTCCGTTGCTATGACGTCCAACGGCTATGTATTCGCCACAGCCTACAACACAAACGGCGCAGACTACGCCGAATACTTTGAATGGGCGGACGGAAACCCGGAGAATGAGGACAGGCGCGGTATGCTCGTATCACTGTCCGGCGACAGGATAAAGCCTGCGGACGGTGACGATATCGACGGGGTGATATCCGCGAACCCTTCCGTTTGCGGAAACGAATACGGACTGCACTGGCAGGGAAAATACGAAAAGGACATCTTCGGTGCAGTGCGGTACGGCGAGGACGGGAGAGCGGTGACTGCCGGCGGATACGACAAGGACCGCGAATATATCCCGCGTTCCAAGCGCCCGGAATGGTCGCCTGTGGGTCTTGCGGGAAGACTCGTAATGACCGATGACGGGAGCTGTACAGCCGGCGGTTATGCCGCCGCACGCAGCGGCATCGGCCACGCGGCGGAATGCGCTACCCGCGTGAAGGTGCTTAAAAGGCTTGACGATACGCACGTTGAAGTGCTTGTAAGATAGGAGGTCAGAATGTATATTACAGACGGCTGCAATATTATCGTACCGAGGGGTGACCGCGCGGATATCCCGTTCGTTTTCACGGACGAGGAAAGCGGTGACCCTTATGTTTTCGACGAGGGAACGCAGATCAGGCTCGATGTTTTCCCGGTAAGGGGCGCGGACAGCATGATCTCAAAGACGCTGGAGGCTCCGGGAGCATCTTCCGGCGGCACCCTCATTTTCAGCCTCTCTTCGGAGGAAACGGATATCCCGCTCGGCGAGTATCTCTATACCCTCACCGCTGAAAACGGGACCGCGGTGGACACGCTTGCCGGATCCCCGCAGTCCGCGCGTTTCGAGATAAGATAGGAGGCGCATTATGGACAGGATCAATGTGAAGATAGGCGCTTCTCCGGCTGTCGGCGTAAAGACCGGCATAATGCCGGAATATACCGGGGAATGCACGGTCGTTCCGAAGCTCGGACAGCAGACCGTGCTGAATACCGCAAAGCATTACCTGAGCGGAAATATCACGGTGCGCGAGATACCGGTGACGGTGCAGGAGAATGAGGCGGGCGGTCTTACCCTTACGGTGGGAGGTGCGGACGATGAGTGAACTTTTTGTCAACAAGGTAGTCATCGGAAGCACGGTAATGACAGACCTTACCGGAGATACGGTAACGCCGGAAACTCTGCTTGAGGGCGTGACTGCCCACGACTGTTCCGGCGCGCCGATAACCGGTGAGGCAAAACAGAAGGAGTCGGTTTTATGCGGCGGTATATGCTATGTGACAAATCCGGCTCTCAAAGATGCAAGATCAGGAGGAACAGGAG